ATTTTTGGTAAAACTAAATAGGTGAATATTATGGTTAAGTTACAAAGCAAAGATATTGAATGGCAAACCGACGATGTAATGGCTATCGTTGACAATAAAACAAACGATGTTGTATTGCGTTACACTTTCACTCGACGAGTAGACGCAGCCGAGGGTTTTTATGTTGTGATGCGTGAAGTTGATGCGGTTGAAGCAGCTGTTGATGCTATAGAGAAAATCTGCCTTGCAGACATGAAACGCCAAAAAGAACAGCAAGTCACAGAAGAAGTCCTTCACGGCCTGTTTGATAAAAAGCGTGACCCTTGGGTTAACCTAGCTTGCTTGTGTAAGAAAGTGGCTATAAGCGACCCTGTTGAAGCGTTTGCGGATAGTGAGCCAGCAACAGCAAAAGGCGGGTTTTTATCCGAGGCGATGAAGTCAACACAAGCAAGCGTGAAAATTGCGATTGATAACGCCATTAAAAATAGCAGCGAAGAAAAGCTATCCTATAACAAAGAAGAATTCGCAGAGCTTACGGGATGCAAACCAACATACACGCAAGCTATGAAAGATGCGGGTGAGTTGCCTAGTGTTGGTATGGAATGCATGTGGGAATGTGGAATGTATGAAGATAGAAAAGTTGAAATACTTTGCATTAATGGCGATTACCATTGGCTACTAATTGACGGGGAGCAATCACCGCAAACAGTTGGCAACATTTCGGGGCTAAAACCAATCGACACACGCACCGATGAGCGCAAGCAAAAAGCAATCAACCTACATAACTTGTTTCGTGCAGACCTAAACCATGAATGGGATTCGTTAAGCGACTTGGTTAAATCGGGATGGTTTCGTTTAGTTGATGCTGGCGTTGAACTCAAGGAGATAAAATCATGAACGAATACCATTGCCTATCATGCATGCAAACAAAGCACGCTAGTAATTTTATGACGTGGATTTCAGACAAAACAAAATCGCGTCGTTGTGATCACTGCTTGGATGATCCAGCAGTTACTAAAAAACTTGATCGCTGCAAAAAAGAGCGAAAAGCAAGGTTAACTAATAACTTTGATTTGCCTTTGCAGGTTGGATTGTCTAAAACAGAAGTTGCAAAAAAAGTCTGTGAAGTGCGCGATAAGCTTGCCGATATTAAACAGCAAAAACTTGATGATGAATTTTGTGGGGATTTATGAAAATAGACCCTTACACAAAATGGATGGTTATAATGCCAGCTATTACCGCAGCAATAGGTTACGGGTTAATTTTTTACTTTCTGGTAATTGATTGGTAGCTGTATTGTAATTTGTATTAATTTGTTTACGGTGCGATACTTACCCCTATAGGATTTTATAATTTATAGGGGTTTTTATGGCTAAAATTAAAGCCTTAACCAAGAAAGAAAAGTCTTTCGTAGAGGCTTATTGTGGCGTTGCTAAGTTCAATGGGGCAGAGGCCGCAAGGTTGGCTGGATACGCTCCAAAGTCAGCAAGAATAACTTCATCCAAGCTACTAACAAAACCTAACATTCAAGAATATATTGAAACGTTTATGGCACAAGCCAAAGAGAAAGCGCTTTGCACAATAGAGGACGTTGTAGAGGGCCTTTTAACTGAAGCGCAATGCAATGGCGAGGGTTCAAGTCAATCGGCGCGCGTGAGCGCTTGGAAAGCGTTAGGTGATTACACAGGTGGATTTGATAAGTCAGTATCTAAGGTTGACCACTCAAGCAAAGACGGTTCAATGTCACCAGCTTTCGATAGTGGCAAATACAAAGATGCTCAAGATAAATTAAAGGATTTGGATTGATGGTTATTACAGCAAACAAAGGTATAACAATATTCATTGATGGCGTTGAAGTTGAAGATATTAACAGCACCATTACACCAGAGCGCAGAGCGGAAATAAACAAGCGCTTAGACGCTACAATTGAATCTAGACTAAAAAGACCAGAAAACACGCATTTGTTTTACGCGAAGGATAACAATTCGTAAATGAGCCTATTCAACGACCGCGAATGGTTAGATATGGATTTCGAGGAGCGGCTAGCAATAAAGACCCGATCTGAGAAGTCCTTTTTAAACTTCACCCGCATCTGGTTCGAGTTGATGCAAGGTGACGAGCTGATCACTAACTGGCACCATCGCTATGCAGCCAATGAGGTTGACGCCGTTGTGCGTGGTGGTAATGCATCACAATCGCTTGCAATATGCTTTCCCCCAGGCGGTACGAAATCAGAATTCTTTAGTGTTCACCTTCCTGCATATACAAATATGCTAGTGAGTAATGGCACCTTGAAGAAATTCCGCAACATGAACCTATCTTTTGCTGATTCACTCGTAAAACGTAACAGCAGGCGCACAAAGGACATTATAGGCTCTAAAGAATACCAAGAGCTTTGGCCGTGTACATTTGGCGTTAATCAAGCCGAAGAATGGCAGATAATCGATAGCAAAGGCAAAGTTAAGGGCGAGACAGTATCGCGCGCTATGGGTGGGCAAATCACAGGTGGCCGTGGTGGTTTCTTTGGTGAGGGCTTTAGCGGATCCGTTTCTATGGATGACCCCGCAAAGCCTGAGGATATGTTTAGTGCTGTTAAACGTGAAGCGCTCAACCGTAAGTTAAATAACACGGTCCGATCTCGACGTGGTGACAAATCAAAACATAACTCAACGCCGTTTTTTCTCATCATGCAACGATTGCATAAAGAGGATCCAGTAGGCTATTGTCTTGACGGTGGTATGGGTGTTAAGTTTAAGCCAATCATTGTGCCCGCTCTAATCACTAAAGATTTTCTATCAACGTTACCAGCCGAAACAGCAGCCGATTGTTGGAAGTCTATTAAAGACTCAGACAGTCGCATTCGTGGTGGTGTTGAATATTGGTCATACTGGCCAGAAATGGAAGATATAGACCAGTTAATGGATTTATGGGACAAAGACGAATACACGTTTATGTCGCAATACATGCAAAACCCTGTTAGTCAATCAGGGGGGTTGATTGAAACATCATGGTTTCCGCGCTTCAGTAAGCTACCTGCAAACATCGTGGGCGGCGCTGTTTATGTTGATACTAACTCAGGTAAAATAACCGATAGAAACGATTACACGGTGTTTACGCTAGTGCTTGAGGATAGCGAGGGCAATCTATACGTGGTAGCGGTTAAGCGTGGTAAATGGGACCCGTTAGACCTATTAGTACAAGCTGAAGCGCTTTGGAACGAATGGAACGACGCAATACCAATAACAATGCCGTTTAAATTGCGCTATATGAGCGTAGAGGATAAGCAAGCAGGGCAAGGCTTAATACAAACGCTAAAGACTAAAAACAGGATACCATTGCACCCACAGCAGCGCGGTACAGGTGAAAACAAGTACGCGCGACACTGCAACACTCAGCCAACTATGAAGATGGGTAAAATTTTCCTTCCTGCAACTTATACCGATGATGGTGTGCCGATTGTAAATACCGTCTGGATTAGTGGCGAAACAGCATATTCTACTGATTGGGTAGTGCCGTTTCTTAGTGAGTTGGATGCTGTAACTATCGGCGTGCTAATGGACCAAGAAAGCGGCTATGATGATCAATACGATACATTAATGGACGCCGTGCAAGATATGTTACTCAATGGTCAATCATCAATCACCAGCGTGCTATCTAAGCGCAGGGAGCGAAGAAGGTAATTAATTAGTTGACATATAAATTAAACGGTACTATTGTTATATTTCAACTAACCAAAAAAGGGCAAGATAATGAAATTAACTAAAGAGCAAGTCTATAAAATAATTAACGATGCGCCTCATGGTGCTGGATATGTTGTGATTGATGGGCAGTTTGAGTGCATAAAGGACTTGATTAACGGGCTTTAGCGTGCTTTTGCTTGTTATGTTTTGTTAATTTGACCAAGGAATAATGAAAATGAAAATAGATTACTACAAAGAAAAATTAGGAATTGACGATCTTGATATACAAGGGATTGTCAAGGCCTTTATTGGTGACTTTCCAGATGAGATAGTAACCCTTACAGAGCTTGCAATGTCCGAACAAGGCCGCAGGGTTAGCGAACTAAAAAAGACGCAAGGCGTGTTAATTGATAACCACCTGTTTCTGTATGATGTGCTAGATAATAGCGATGCTAACATAAAAGAAAAACTCATCACTAATTATACTAAAATACCTCTCGGACTGGTATTTGATGACAAAAAAATATTAGATATATTAAAAACATAACAGAATATGATAACTGTGGGAGCGTAGCGACTATGGTTATTGCTGTGTTATGTTGCGTATTTGCACAAACAACCCTTTATCGTTTATTATTAACGCACTAACAAGCAAACAAGGTTAATTATGTATATCACAGATAAGCAACCAGATAGGCCAGCGAGACCATCGGATGACGATAAAACATTCGCAACCAACCCACAGAAGAAGAATTAGCCATGGTATCTATTATATTTATAATGGCGGCCATATTACTACGGCGCAAGCAAGGCGCTGTAATAGCGCTATCTATAGCTGTATTAGTTGACCTGCTTAGTAATGGGGTTTTCAAGATTACGCAAAATCATGAGTTAACCTACGTTTTTTACGTTGGTATATTTCTTGTTGTGTTTGGCTGGTGGATCGCTATGTGCAAGCTAAAGATGGTATCAAGCCAAATAGTAACAGGGCTAGCTTGCGTGTTTACGTCCATATCCGTTGTTGATTGTTACTTTGCTGATGGTTATGCGACAGTCGTATCAGCAGCCTTTCCCTTTGTAATATTAATTTTAAATGCTGCAACAATATGGGCTGCATGGAATGATAGAAATTGGACTTATAGCGCTTATTGCAATAATTGGGGTGAGAGTACTAATAAAAACGGCGAGGTTGATATCCGATGTTAGAAAAAGTAATAGACGCAACAGGGAAAATATCCGTGGTAGCAATTCCCGTAAGTGAAGCTGTTAATAAACTCGGATGGGTTGTTGATGTTAGCACTTTTCAATTTATATCAGCATGTGGCGTTATTGTGTTGATTGTTGATAGGGGTATCAGACTTTATTGGGCAGCTAAGGATAGAAAGAATGCCGCCGATGAGCAAGCGCATTTAAACAAATCAATTAAATAATATACAATAGCCTTATACACATTATAGGGCTTTTTTATGTCAAAAATAAACACCATCAAAGCAAGGCTAGGCCGCAATTCATTCGACCGAACAGAATTAGGACACTCAGGCATTAGAACGCAGGGCGAGTTATACCGTGGTCGCTCACTCAGGGCTGACCATAAGCGAAACATTGCAGAGCAGGCAGGTTATCCCGATATTATAAGCTTACGCCAGCACTACGACATGGCATACCGTAACGGATTGGGCAGTAACTTAGCGTTTGCCATCGTAAATGATACATGGCGAGTCGCTCCCGTTATCTATGACGGTGAAGAAGATGCAAAACGCCGCAAAGATAACCCTACTGAGTTTGAAAAAGCAGTTGATGAACACTTTGAACGCCTTGAAGTGTTCGAGCGCCTAAAAGGATTAGACAAAGCACAGCGCCCCATGCGTTATGGTGCAATGATGTACATCACTAGCGAGAAAGACAGTGCAACGGCAGAGCTTGCGCTTTCAACGCTTCCACAAATGGATTACCTCGTTAAACTAACAGTATTCCATGAAGCACAATTACGTGTTGAAACGGCCATTCAAAACCCATCAAATATCAACTACGGCAACCCGATTTTATACAATATTTACACGAATGTAGCGGGCTCAACTAAT